CACTTAAGGTCCCTGTTGCCTGGTCATTGTTTGTATAACTAATATCCTCTGTACCAATTCTAATTTCTCCAGAATCAGGAAACGCTGTTGAGTTTGTAAGTACAATATCAGTTGTAGTTGTATTTGTTAAAGCTGTTGCTAATGTAGTAGTTGCAATACCGGATGCAGTTCCACCAAAATTTGCAGTACCCCAACCAAATCCACCCAACTGTTGTGACGGACCTACACGATAAAAAGCAGCACCTTTACCATCTCCAGAATTATTTAAAGGAGTCCCTGTTTCATTAGCAGGCATTGTGATTGTAATTGTTGTAGCTGTTGGCACTGAAGTTGCCATAAATTTTTTATCTTCAAAAGAAGCGTCATTAAAAGTAGAACCTACTGCAGTAACCCCGCTAACATCATTAAATAATATAATATCATCTTCTTCCATACCATGAGGAGACGGAAATGTAACTGTAACCGTTGGTGTTCCAGAATCAGATGTAAAATTAATACTACCAATTGTTGTTCTTATCGGAGTAATATCATAAAATGATCCTCCAGAATAAGCATATAACATTCTGTTTGTACCAATTACTGCATACTTAACTCCTGCATTATTATCAAAATGGTGCAAAGCCCTTCCGGCACCTGTTAATTTATCAGACCCTAATTGATCCCAGCCACCTATTTTTTCAGGCGAACCGTATCTAAACCTAACATTATTACCATCAAACCACTGCCCTTCGGCACCTAGTTCAGTAACTTGTTTATTGTATCCTGGAGCAAATCCTAGTTTCTGTAACATATAAATCCTTATAAAAGAGACAGTAGGTATGGTGGATTACTGTCTCTATTATAGGGATATATCATCGTTTAAACCAAGATGGAAGACCTAAATGTGGACGCTTGTCAAACATGTTATCTTTAGCGCCTGTTGTTTTACGATTGTTATAATGAAAAAATGCTTGAATACATTCCTTACCTCTAAATTTATTTCTCCAATGTTCTAACTCACAGCCAGAATAAGCTAACATATCTCCTGGTTTTAAATCTACTTTAATTCCTTTTTTACCAATTTCTCCAGATGGCTCTAAATAGATTGGCCAATCATCACCACCAAGATTCATAGTAGTAGATATCTCACAACTAAATCTATCTTTATGTCTTTTTAATTCATCACCTTTTTTATAAATTCTTGCATAAGTATATGCTGGATATAATTTAAGACCCGTAGCTTCTTCCATTTTGGGTTGACATTTTAACATTAAAGTTTCCATAGCAGTATTAGAATACTGTGAATAAGTATTTGGAATCTGTTCATTTATATCTTCATAGTAACCTATAATATTTTCATAAGGAGAAAAGTATCTAGCTTGTCTACAAGTATCATAAACTTGTTTCTGCATCATAAAATAATTTGCAACAAAAAATGCTAAGTCTTTTGATATTGCTTGACGAATAACTGTATATTTTTTTTTCTTAAACATTATTTATTTGCATTATCTAAATGGTTTTCCTAAATGCCAAACAACAAGACTATATCTTGTGCCAGCAGTTACGGGTTTAACTCTGTGCCATACAAAAGAAGGAAATACAATAATAGATCCTTTTGGAAGTATTTCTTTTGCTTGCCTTAAATGTTTAGCTTCTTCCCTCATATGGGGATTATAATTTTTAAAATCAAATTCTAATTCACCACCTTCATATTCTGAACCATCTGTTAATTGACAAGTCATAGATAGTTTTCGAATCTTACCATTGTCAGGATCATTTTTATTTTCTCTTTCATAAGGTTTTTCCCAACTATCACAGTGCCAATCATAATATTGGTTGTGTTTATATTTTGTAAACTGACACGATTCAGATCTATCCCATTCAAAGTTCCAACCTGAATATTTATTAGCCATATGAACATATGGATGTAGTTCTTTATATATCCAGGTATCATTTAACCAAACTAAATCAGAGTTTCTTTTTTTTTTTAAATCTAATATTTCTTTTTTTGATAGTTCTTTATCACCATATCCACCTATTCTTGCCATAACTTCTTTTTGATTATTAGCATACTGTATTACTTCATCACAAAACTTGGGTGTCAATGCTGATTTAAAATACCAATAGTAATTAGATATATTCATAAGTTATTGTTTGAACAAAATTTAATAAATCTTTTTGATTGTTAGTTAGATAATACATATTAGTAGATGGAAACATAATAAACATATTATCTTTAAGTTCTACATCCCAACTTCTTCCTTTACGTCTATTGTCTTCATAATGTATTCGAACAAAACAATCTTTTACTTTTACACCATATAGTAATGTATAATCTGGAGAGTTACGTAAATCTACTGGATCTATATTTAATAAAGGAATTGTTGTCTCATTGGGTTTATAGATATTTCCCCACGTTGATTTGTTAATTAAAGAAATATTATACTTAACTCCAATATGATCTTTTATATAAGTATTTAATTTATCAAAAGTTCTTGAAAACTGTAGTCCTTCATTTGTTAAATTAGAATGTAAAATATGATGCGCTAATTCATTTCTATCTATTTCCCAATGTTTTGGCATTGAGACATCGCCATAATATACAGATTGTTCTGTTAAAATTTTTTTACTAATTCCACCACCCATGAAAATACTATATCATAAAATCTACTAAATTCCAAGATTGATTATCTTCGTCCCAGATATATCCCCACCTATGCGTTTGTTCCTGGTTCTGTAAAGATTGTTCTTCAGTTATTGTAGGTGCATCGCCTATTGGTGATTTCCAAGAAGCAGACTCTAAATGTTTTACCCAAGATGGAAAAGGTTTTGGAGGCAAGAAAACATTATTTTCTAAATCCCAAATATGACCAACACCAGCATAATTTCCTCTAAGTGGTGTACCACCTTTTAAATGTTGATTGCGAGATGTATTATAAGATGTTTGAATCCATAAATTTGCAGGCCAATTATTATGTTTTTCTAAATAAGCTTGTCCAACAGTTTCAGAAAAATTATTGTTTTTATCCATACAATATTTATCTTCTAAAGTTAAAACTTGTAAAACTTCATTGTTTTCTGATATTTTTGAAAAGTGTGCCATATGTTACCTATTGAAATTTATACCTTATGATTACTACCCCTGAACCACCATTTCCTCCCCTTAAAGTACCTGGCGCACCTGAAGCTCCTCCACCTCCACCACCACCTTTTGCATTAGTTCCATCAAGATTAGTTGCGTCTGTTGTGCTATTAGAGCCGGAATTTCCTCCACCTCCAGCACCACCTGAAAAAACAGAGCTATTATTATATCCACCCCCAGCTCCACCACCAGCTCTTGCTGTTGGTGTTCCATTAATTGAACTTGTTGCTCCACCCCCACCTGTCGAACCAGAAACGGGGCCACTTCTTGCACTACCAGCGACTAATGCTCCACCCCCTCCACTACCACCAGAAGATGTATTACCAGCTCCACCTGGATTTCCTTGTGGTGGACTAACAGGAGGAGTATTTCCTGCACCACCAGGTATAGAGTTTAAATTTATTCCGCCACCTGAACCACCAGCAGCACCTGGAGCCCCTGCCGGGCCACTAGACGCACCCCCTCCACCTGTTGAGGTTATACTTGAAAAACTTGAATTACTACCTTTTCCTGGAGCACCAGGAGTTTGAGCTGGAGGACTTCCAGCAAAACCCGAACCACCAGCACCAACTACTATTGGAAAATTACTTGAAGAAACTGGAATTGCTGCAGCTGGAGAGGATCCTAAAGGAGAAACTGTATAAGACCCTGTAGCAGTTCCTGGAGATTCTCTATACCCACCACCGCCTCCGCCAGCCTCACCGTTATTGCTTAATGGAGCGTTTATACTTCCACCACCGCCTCCTCCAGCTAAAACTAAATAATCAACGATATTATTTGGACCAACAGCACCTTCAGTAACACTAAAACTTCCTGGAGATGTGAATGTATGAATTTTAAAATCTCCAGATTCTGTTATTGTACCACCTGTTGCTATGATAAAATCAGATACTACTCCACCACCAGCACCAAATCCTAAAACTTGATAACCAAATGATTTACCTTTTCTTGATTGAATATTTTTTGTGTTCTTACTTGATGTGAGTTTATTTTTTAAATCTCTCATATTCTAATTCCTTATGCGTCGTTAGCTGCATCAGTAGTAAAGAATATTTTGATACCTAGAACTCTTGCGTCGGCACTA